CCATAGTATCGCTTTCACGAATGACTACTTCAGATAGGTTACAGAACTGATAAGGACGTAGGATAATCTCAGAGCAAGGGTTGCAACCAAAGTCTTGGTCAGCATCACGCCTGCCATTTTTAGCAGCCTGCACTTGTGCCGACTTTCTATTGAAGATACCACGCTCACCTGATTTACTATCATATAAAGATAACCACTCACGCATGAATGTACCCATCTCTGGCTTACCTTTGTATGCCACAGAGTTATTAGCTAACGCACGTTGACCCTCGTTCTCCCACCACTTACCTGACTTGGCGTGTGCCATCTGGTCATCATTTAGATTAGATAAGCTGATTAGTGCGCTACGGCGTACACCGCCCACGACCACAACTTCACCAATCTTACACATTATATCGTGACACTCAATCGGATATAGCCTACGACCTGCTGCTCTCTTAAACTTCTCAACACAGAAGTCAAACAATTCTACTAGTGGCTGCGGTCCTGATGCTCTGCCCCCAAACGTCTTGAGCCTTGCACCTGCGGGGCGTACCTCTGACACATCCCATGCTGGTATCTGTCCTGCGTATAGCATAGCAATAAGTTCTTTCAGAGACTTTGCCCAACCGGGTCTACTATCTCCTACCTTAATCACGGTATCAGTCTTATAGAAATCTTCCGCAACCATAGGTAGCTTCTCAATGTTGTGACGCTCTACGCTAAAGCCTACACCTGTGCCACACATAAGAATATACATAGTCTCATCGAAAGCACGTGGGCTATCTACAGGTACATATGAACAGTTGTAGCCACCTACATGGCAGCGGTCTAGTGCTGGCCCCGATGTCATCAATGCCCTCATGCTAGGCATGATAGATTGGTTTAATACAGCCTCTTCCAACTCTGCACGTAGTGTATCAGTCAAAGTGTAGTTATGTTTATCTTTCAGATGCCCTGACATATAATCAAAGTATCGTGTGACTGTTTCACCCCATGTCTCCCTTCTCTGTTCATCTTCTTTCCATCGTGCATAGCGTGATAGTGCTATAAAGTTCTGATAATCTGTAGGTAATGTATTGCTAATCATCTCTTACTCCGTAATTGTTCTTATGTTTCTAATATCGGCACCATCAACATCATAAAAATATTCTTGGATACCGTCCTCTAATTCCTCTCCAACCTGTCCATCGGCTGGCACTGGATATTCATCTTCATCAATATCAATAGTTATGAACATCTTAACTCGCATCTGCCATAACCTCGTCTATCAACTTGTCTAAATACCACTTGGCCTTTTGCAAATCCTCTAGCGGCTTGTCCTTGTAGTCAAATCGCCAGAGGTACTTCATAACATTACCCTGCAGGTAATACTTAAACCCTGTATCAGTAGCGGCAGAGATAGCATGTATGCACTCAATGCCTGTTTGATTGTAGTGTGGTGGGTTGTTGACCATATCAACAATATTATCAGTTTGTTTCCTTGCTTGTGCCATACGTAACTCCTCATGTATCATCATTGTTTTCATGTAGTCTTCGTGCCTACTCATGCTGACCCCTTTGTATTAGTATTAAAGTGTAGGTGTATTACATTACCATCATAGGTTTTTTCTACACCTGCCTCTTCTTCTAGTTCTACATCAATATCCATCTCGTTGTCAATAACTTTTGTGACATATTCATGCACAATATTACGCAACTCTTCTACTTCTTCCATAACAGGCACAGCAGCACACATCATTTTAGCAAAGTGCATGACTTGATAGTAGTCATCATCTTCCATAGGATTACCCGGCATTGCCATAATTGATATGTCCACTTCACCAGACCACTTACCATCATCATCAGCGAATGGTCTGACACGTATTAGGAAGTCTTCGTTATGTATTTCTTTAGATAGCTTATCCATTATATCCATACTCTATCTCCTTTTCACCTTTGTGCCGCCAAACTTAATAAACTTCGGATGCTTATTCTTGCCTTTTTCTTTTAACCAATCTTCAGGAATAATCCTGTCATAATATCTAAAACCATATTTAATACACCATTCACCATATGTAGACTTAGCACCCTTACGAAGTTTGCGTCTGCTACTTTCAAACACAAAACGAATATCCAACTTGGGATGCTGCTTTTTAATAGCCAAATGCTTGCGTCTATCTGCTGCGGTAAACTGTCCTTTGGTTTCTATAATAATACCATTGGACAGCACGAAGTCAGGTGTATATGTTCTGTACGCTAGGTCTTCCCACTCAATCTTAACCTTCTCATACAAAAAGTCTATGTTAAGTTCTGTGAGATAGTCTGATACTTTGAGTTCCAGACCACTACGATACCCATACTTTCGTGCTGCTCTAAATTGTTTTGTGTTAGGCAACTACATCTCCAATATAATTTATTATTGGGGGGTTCTTTGCTTGTGACTTTACAGCAGGTAATTCAGTAACACTATCCCAACAATCAAGACGATAGCTACAAAATTTACATCCGTCATTAAGGACTTGATTGCCTGTGGGCTTGCCACGAAAAGTCTCAGGCACTGGTTCAAAACATCTTTCAAACTTGTTCTCCTTTACTTTGTCAACTGTGTTTTTAATCTTAGACACTTCTTGGTCTACATCAATTCCAGTAGCAGGTACATACTTAAACTGACCATTGGCTTTGTTCACTACCCACCAGCCACCTGCTTTATTACCAGATGCTTTGGCGTAGCCAGCAAGCTGTGCTATGTATCCAAACCCGTCACTTCTTGAAAGGGTGTCGTAGGAATCAAACTTGTTTCTGTATGACCAGTCTGAAGCTGATTTAATATCATCAACTGCACCATCAATGATAAGGTCATAGGAACCAGAAACAGTATCGTCACCAAGGTCAAGAGAAACTTTGTCGGTGTCTTCATACTTAACTCCTGCTTCTTTTAGGATACCTTTAAAGACAGCTTCAACGATGTCTCCCATCATCATGTTCATTACGAATGTTGTCGGAAAGGGTAACGCTACCTCTGGCTTGTTCTTATCATACCAGAGTTGACAAGTTGGCCTGCCTACATTTGACATACGTAGGCCAAATTTATCACGCTTGTTACCCCCACCAAACTGACGTTTTGCAGCAGCCATCACATCTTCACCAATCTGATTGATGGTATCTTGTGAAATACTTGTCTTGCCTTTTACAGCATCCTCAAGATACTGATGCAATGCCAGTTCAGCAGGGTGATTCATTATGCTACCTCATCATCTAGTTCGATATCTACTAAGTCATCAAGAACTTCAGCATCACCATCCTCCAGTTTATCGTTGGCTTTTTCTGCCCACTGGTTGGCAATGTAACCATTGTAGTTATCAATCCACGATAAAAAATCACCGAACATACTCTGGTCTTCGCCGGAAATGTTAAGTGTGTCAGACACATTCAATGACACCACAGGAACAAAGAAGCTGTTACCATTTGGTAGTTTCTTTTCGTCTGTGTTAGCAGTAATCATGTGTTGAACAGGAAGACGCTGCATCTTAGCCAGCTTAGTAAACGCATCACCTACAAACTTAAAGGCATCACGATTATCAATCTCCCAGATGAATGGAGTGGCATCAATTTCGGCAGCCTCACCTTTTTCATTTAGTGGATTAATAAGTTCTACTGTGCCAAGCACAACACGAACACGTTTAATCTGACGAATCAACTCTTGCGTCTTCTCAGGCAATGCCTTGAAGTCTTCGATGTAACCAGCAGGTTTACCACAGTTAAACCCACCATTGTTATCTTTCAAATCAATGCTAAGTGTATCAGCCATAATCGTTTTTATGTAACGATTAGGTGAATTGTTACCGCCCATTACGAACCGCTTGTACATGAAGCGTTGCATAAAAGGACGTATCTTTATAGATGATGCATAGTAAGTTGGGCCATCAGGAATCTCCAACTTGTATGTCCCACCTTCAATCACTTCTACGTTTACACTCTTTCCATTAACTTCAGCAGCACCCATTACTGGCGAATGGCTAATGCGCAGTCGTGCGAGAGTATTGCTCTTAGCTTTACCCACACCCTCATGTGCAATGCCCATTGCTTTCGCCATAGCAGCGTAGTTATTCGGGTCAATAGTCGTTAGTTCTGTTGTCATATATTTACTCCTTTCTCAGAGAATGAGACATAGTTATATCACGCTACGTCTTTCGTGTCAAGCCAATTCGGACCAATTTTTGCTTCTAAAAGCAGTGGCACATTGAACTCAACACCCCAGCGTTGGGTGATAAGATAAGGTAGTGCATCATTAGTCTGTTGTATGACGTTGATTACCTTTGATTCTTCGTCAGGATGTACATCCACAACAATACTATCATGCACTGTGTTCACTATACACGACTGCATATCCTTTAACAATTCATCTATGTGTAGTAAGGCTATTGGCACAATGTCTGCTGTTGCAAACGATTGTACAGGATAATTTTTAATCTGTGTAAAGTGACTTACACGCCCACTAGCTTTACGAACAACGCTAGGAAAAGCGAACTCTCTGCCACTAGGCGTAGTAATCCTCTGTGTTTCTATAGCTTCTTTAGCCAGTCTGGAGTGCCAGTCTGCGACTCCTCTGTATTTTTCTGTAAAGTGTTCATAATATGTTGCTTCCGCTTTCGTTCTCCCAAAGCCCGTTGCGCCATAAAGCGGTGCAAACGTGTGAGCCTTTGCAGACTGCCTATCCGTAGGTTGACCAGCATCGGTAATAACTTTAGCGGTATATGCGTGTACATCAAACCCATTAGATACTTCATCAAT